TCATCGAAAAACCGGACGGGAAGCCGTCGCTTGCTCCAGAGAACGACAAGCGCCCGGCCTTGAAGTCCTATTTCAACAAAGAAAGTGACTAAAATGAGTGAAGTGATCACAGTGAAGAATGTTCGTCTGTCTTTTGCCCAGATCTTTACGCCGAAGGCGTATATGGAGGGGCAGAAGGCGAAGTACAGCTGCAACCTGCTGCTGGACAAGGACACCCACGGCGACCAGATCGCCAAGCTAAAGAAGGCGGTTAAGGCCAAGGCCGACGAGGCTTTCAACGGCAAGCCGCCAAAGGGTCTCAAGACCTGCTTGGGTGACGGTGAAGAGAAAGCTTACGACGGCTATGACAACGCGGTCTTCATCAGCTGCTCGACCCTCAAGCGACCGCAGGTACTCGATCGGGACAAGACCCCGCTCGTGGAAGAGGACGGCCGTCCGTACTCAGGCTGCTACGTCAACGCGGCAATCAGCTTCTGGGCTCAGGACAACCAGTTCGGTAAGCGGATTAACTGCAACCTTATTGGCCTGCAGTTCGTGAAGGACGGAGATAGCTTCGGCTCTGGCGCACCGAGCGTCGACAAGCTGTTCGACGACATTAGCGACGAGCAGGACGCCGACGCCGCCGACGACGATTTTCTCTAAGTAGGGGGTGGGGGTCATAGCGCCCCCACTTTTTTTGTATGCGGATTTCTATCGACTTCGAGACTTACAGCGAGTGTGACATCCGATCGGCAGGAGCTTACGCCTACGCAGAGCATCCGACTACGGAGGCACTGTGTTTGGCTTGGGCAGTCAACGACGAAGACCCTGAGTTGTGGACCCCTGAGATGCCTGCGCCGAAACGCTTGTTCGATCTGATTGCTGACGGAGCCGAGATCTGGGCGTGGAACTCATTCTTTGAAATGGCGGTCTGGATCCGCTGCCTGAAATGGCCAGCAACCAAGCTCAGCCAGTGGAACGACACCGCAGCCCTCGCCTGCGCCCAAGCATATCCTCGAGCATTGGGATCTTGCGGGGCCGCACTGGGTTTGAGCGAGGATCAGGCAAAGAGCAAGCGGGGCAAGCTCCTTATTCAAAGGCTCTGCAAGCCTTACCGCAGCAAGCGGAACAGAGACCCTGAGCTTCTACAGGAGCTTTACGACTACTGCCTGCAGGACGTTAGAACCGAGCGGACTATCCGCCAGAGACTGCGCCCCTTAAACGATTTTGAGCAGAAGATGTTTGAGATCGACCAGAGGATTAACTGGCGCGGCGTCCGTCTGGACAAAGCCAGCATCCACCACGCTCTGGCAATCATCGAGCAGGTAGAGCGCGAGAGCAACGAGAGAGTGAAGCAGATAACTAAGGGCGACCTGGCCAGTACCGCTAGTCGAGCCAAAAGCCTGAAGTGGATAGAAGCTCGGGGGTATCAGATGGACAGCTACGACAAGGCGGCTGTCGAGAAGGCTTTGTCGGACAGCAGCTGCCCTTCAATCGTCAAAGAGTTTCTTGAGATCCGTCAGGCTCTGTCGAAGTCCAGCACTAAGAAGTATCAGGCCATGTTGTCCTGCCTCGGCAGAGACGAGAGAGCTCATGGCGTTCTTATTTACCACGGGGCCGCCACTGGAAGGTGGGCAGGTAAACACTTCCAACCTCAAAACCTCCCACGGCCAACCGTAGACCCGCTGCCGGTCATAAAAGCTATGCCTCAGCGAGATCCGAAAGCTCTGGGCCACGAACCCATGGAGGCTTTGTCGAGCTGTCTGCGCGGCATGCTCATTCCCAGCGCAGGCCACCGGCTGATCGCTGGGGACTTTGCCTCGATCGAGGCTAGGGTTCTAGCATGGATGGCTGGAGAACAGGCAGCGCTCGATGCCTTTGTGCAGGGTCTCGACATATACAAGTCGACAGCCAGTCGCATGTACGGGGTCAATTACGATCGCGTGAACTCAGAGCAGCGCTTCTTGGGCAAGGTGGCAACACTAGCTCTTGGCTATCAGGGCGGTGTTAAAGCTTTCCAGAAGATGGCACAGGCTTACGGAAGTGAGGTGAGCGAGGAGGAGGCACTGCAGATCCGAGACGACTGGCGAGAAGCTAACGCCAACGTAGTGTCTCTCTGGTGGAACTGCCAGAAGGCCGCTGTCAGAGCGGTTCACTACAAGACAGAGCAGGACGTTCGCTGCGGATCTTTCCGCATCGAGGGGGAAGACCTTGTCTTTGAGCTTCCCAGCGGACGACTGATTTCGTTCCCCCAAGCCCAGATAGGCAATGACGACTTTGGAAGACAGTCGCTGACTTGTCGAGGAATGAACAACCACACCCACCGGTGGGGAGATGTGTATCTTTACGGCGGCTCGATCGTGCAGTCGATCACGCAGGCCATAGCTCGGGATCTCTTAGCCGAAGCGGTTGTGCGTTTGGAAGAGAACGGCTACCGAGTAGTTCTCACAGTTCACGACGAGGTGGTGTGCGACGTACCGACGATAAGAGGCAGCCTCGAAGAGTTCGAGAAACTGCTGTGCGAGAGACCAGCGTGGGCCAGGGGGCTCCCGATCGAGGCCGAGGCGTACGAGGCCGAAAGATACCGAAAGTAAGAGAGGCGACCATTGAGAAAAAGGTCACCGACTTCGCCAAGTCTAAAGGCTGGATATCTTTCAAGTGGGTCAGCCCAAGCCAGAAGGGCGTACCAGATCGCATTTACTTCCGCCGGGGGGAGATCATGCTGGTCGAGTTTAAAGCACCCGGAAAGCACCCCACAAAGCTGCAAAACCACATACACAAAAAGCTTAAAGATGTTGGCTTCGAAGTTCACGTCATTGACGACATCGATCGAGGGAAGGAGCTGCTGTGTTAACTAGGGACAACCTGCACGAGTACCAGCGCAGAGCAGTTGAGTTTATCAAGGACAACCCTTCAGCCGCCCTGTGGATTGACATGGGACTGGGCAAGACAGTCTCAACCCTCACAGCCTTACAGGATCTTCTGACCGCAGGCGACATACGCAAAGCCCTTGTCATAGCACCTCTACGCGTGGCTCAGCACACATGGCCGACAGAGATTAGCCTGTGGGACCATCTCAAAGATCTCAGCTTCACTGTCCTTTCAGGGCTGCCAGCTTCCAGACGAGCTGCAGCTCTCAGCGAGAACACCCAGATCCACATTATCAACCGTGAGAACGTGCAGTGGATCTGCGACGAGCTCGGCCAGGACTGGCCTTATGACTGCGTAGTGATAGACGAGAGCAGCTCGTTCAAGAACCACGGGGCAAAACGCTGGAAGTCCATGCGCCGGATCCTCGGCCACGTCGACCGCATGGTTCAGCTCACGGGGACACCGGCCCCCAACAGCCTGCTGGAGTTGTGGCCGCAGATATATCTGCTCGACAAAGGTAAACGGCTAGGCAACACGCGATCGAAGTTCCTCGAAAGCTACTGCCACCAAGTTGGAAACCCTCAGTGGAGGCAGTATGAGGTCAAGCCTCACCGGGTTGAGGCACTGTACAAGGCAGTGGCGGACGTGGTTCTGCGGATGTCAGCGGAGGACTACATCGACCTGCCGGAACGAGTAGACAGCGTGATCGAAGTAAGCATGCCAGCCGGTGCGCTTCGAGCTTATGAGGAGATGAAACATCACTTCATAATCGAATGGGACGACGGATTAGTGACTGCGGCCAACGCAGCGGCCAAGGTGAACAAGCTTCTGCAGATATGCAATGGCGCAGTGTACGACGAAGACGACAGCTACCGCGTGGTTCACGACGCCAAGTTAGATGCTCTGCGGGAGATCATCGACACGGCAGGCGAACCTGTCCTGGTAGCGTATAACTTTCGATCGGATCTCGAGCGCATACAGAAGGCGCTGCCCAACGCCGTGGTTCTGGATAAAAACCCAAAGACGATCGACGACTGGAACGCCGGGAAGATCGAAGTCCTACTGGCTCACCCAGCCAGTGCCGGTCACGGCCTCAACCTTCAAAGGGGCGGAGCTCTTATTGTGTGGTTTGGTCTCAGCTGGTCCCTAGAGCTGTATCAGCAGTTCAACGCGAGGCTTCACAGGCAGGGTCAGGACAAGCCTGTCCGCGTGGTTCACGTCACAGCCAAGAACAGCATGGACGCTCTGGTGCTCGAAGTTCTGCAGGGGAAGAAGGAAAGCCAAGACGCTCTACTTGAGTTCGTCAAAGCGTAAGGAGACAGCGAGATGGATATCGTAAACGAGCCGCCACACTACAATGTTGGGTCGATAGAGTGCATAGACTATCTAGAAGACACTCTCGGCGAGGGTTTTACCTATTACCTCGAAGGCAACATCAAAAAGTATCTGCACAGGTGGAGATATAAAAGCGCGCCCACAGAGGATCTCAAGAAGGCGCGCTGGTATCTGGACCGCTTGATCCAGCAGATGGAGAAGGGCTGAGTTACCAGCCCCACCTGCTTGCGTAGATCGACAGCACGCGTGTCTCGAAGTTGATTGATACGATCACGCTTGGCGCTGCCACGCAAGGATCGCTTCGCCAAGAAGCTGCGGTATCTGCGGCACAACGGCGTTGCCTAGCTGCTTGATGCTGTCCACCCGACCGGGAAACCCATCAACCACTCGGTCCACGTTGGGTTCAACTTCCCACTTGGCTTGCTCGCGTCCTTCACAACGGCGCATAGGTAGGAGCGGTTGAGCATATGCGTGTGGCTCTTGCTCCCCACCGGCCCGCAGTCCTTGTATTCGCTCGCGCGGGGGGTAGGCCACAACCCAGACCCTGTCCCTGCGGTGAGGCGCGCCAACGGCGGTAGCGGGAATACAGTGCCATTCCGCGTCATACCCGATCTCAGCGAGGCCGCTGAGGACGACTTCCAATCCGCGAGAGCGAAGGGCTGAGACGTTTTCGATGATCGCGTACTTCGGCTGGATTTCTTTGATGAGGCGGTGGAACTGGAACCAGAGGCCGCTGCGCTCTCCTTCAAGTCCTGCGCCTTTTCCAGCGAGACTGATGTCTTGGCAGGGGAACCCTCCAGTGATGACATCGACGCTAATTCCTTGCTCATCCAATTTCTCCTTCGTTAAAGCCGACACGTCCTCAAAGACAGGCACATCT